ATTCGTTCTCTTTTTGTGGAGATTCTTGCTTATCTTTTTTAAACGAAAAACCAAATATATCTTTGAATGCCATAATATAAAATTCTCCTTGTAAGTTACTCTAGTATTTATTGTCAAGTTGGTTGAGTTGCAGCACCATTTCCGTCGCCTGGTTCCCAGAAATCATAGGCCATCGTCACTGTAAACTCAGCAAAGGTGTCCGTCATATCATACGACATATCAATTGGTGAAATATCTATAGGAAAACAATGTCTAAGTACATGAGATTGTGTGTGTCCACTATCTGCACTAGTTGCCACGGAATTTACCACATCTCCGTGATAAACTACCCAATCTGATGTTAAACTATAATCCAATACATGCGTTTCGCGGTGATTCATCAAATTTATCCATGTTTCAAATGTTTGTTTTAGCACTTGACCGGGTGTAGATGAATCATATATTTGAATTGACCAATCAGCATATGTTCTTTCGCCAGAAAATTTAACAATTCTACCCTGCCAGGCCACAGGTATTACACCTATACTGGATCCGGGCAATGATGTCGCTTTGCAATAAACATCAAATCTTGCAGTAGTATCTGATGCTGGTTGATTACTTATATTTGTGCTAGTCACTGCTGATGGAAAAGAACCAGAAATTTTAAATCTATTTGGTCTTGTTCCGAAAAAATTGTGTCTAAAGTCTCTTATTCCTGTTGCCATTTTTGATCTCCCTTATATTTGTGCTAAATCTTTATAATCAATTATAGTGGACTTGACAAATTCTTATTTGTGAAAGTCAATCTTACATAATTAATTGCTGTTACTGGTTTGACCAAGATATCAGCAACAAATACTCTTTGTTGAATTAAATCGGGGGTATTATTTGAAGAATCACAAATGATCTTGTAATCACTTACTCCTCTTTGACCCTTAATTATATTCAATGCACTATCTGCGGCAAGACGGAATCTTGCTCTAGTACCTTCGTCATTTTGCTCAAAAAGCATTGCTCTTGCGATAGGAGACAATAATTTTCTGAGGAAGATAAATAGTCTAGAAACATTGATTCTAGAAAGAGTAGATATATCTGGAGCACCAGTCTTATCCCCGAACAGTATGGTTCCTTCGCCTGGGAAGGTAACTACTGGGTTAATTCCATTATCAAACGCAGTATCTTGTGCTGCATCTGTTAGATTTTGCTCTATACGAACAACATTTAGAATTCTACCACGGATTCTGCCTGCAGGTGAATACCACGGATAGAAATCTCTGTCAGTTCTGGCAATACATCCAGCAACATCAGCAGATACATTTGTTCTGATCAAATTTCCTGCAGTATCGAAATGCAACTTATGTCCCCATGTATGAACGAATTTGTCTGTTTTATAGTTTTGGTTTGCTCCACCAATTGCGGTAGGAACTGCATCACCGGTTCCACACAGAATACCAAGTGCAGCAAAATCTGTGCTAGACTTTGAATCAATAACAGTTCCAATATCAGTAATATGTGCATCTGAAGTGCCACCGTGGAACATAACATCAAAATCTATTTCATTTGGTTGTAATGCTGAATAAACAGTTGTTGTATTTGCAGATGATCCTGTACCACCGACATAGCAAGAGGCACCATATTGCAAGAAATTATGAACCGCCCACCATTCTTGTTGCCATGAACCAGCTGTTGAATTCGTTGCAGAAATAAATGCTGCTGCAGATGGGCCGATAGATGCAGTCAGGGTTGCACCTGAAGTACCAAACGACGCAATAGCAGAATTTACATTATAAGTATATGTTCTTAACCGACTAAACCAATCATTTATATCGCTTGCGAATAAATAACCTTGTTGCTTTTCTGAAGTTACGCCCATTTTGATCAAAAGACCGTTGCGAGAAGCTAATGCTCCTATTGCTGGTCCTATAATCTCTCCAAATGGAGGCGAAAGGGATTCATCTACTACTCTTACTGTAACATTTGGTCGTGCCATTTTATCTTCTCCTTGATAAAGTAATAATCTATGTCAATGTTATATATTGTTTTTTGTTTTTTCAAGTAAACCAATGCTTCATATCTATAGGTGCCTCAAATTCGACTTTTCTTAGTGGTTTATCGCTTAAAATCCAATAATCTTCACCTATTTTTTCTGCCTTTTCTGGGTTCTGACCACCATCGTCAAAAAATCCAAAAGGCATAATTTCTGATTCTATTTTTTCTATTTCTTGTTTGTACATATCCAGACGAATATCCAAATCGGTCAAATTTTTGAAAAAATCTTGTCTAGTTGCCCATGCAAAGAATACTAGGCACATTACCAGATCATCATGGTGTCCATCGTCTGCTTCAAAACTGGTTCGTTTGGCAATAAAGGTAGTGAGTTCGTCTATTATGTCTATATCTTCAATTATTAATTTATCTTGTTCAATGAGATTTTTTAAAACCGAACATCCTATTTTTTTAACAAGGGTGGTAGTTCTAACACCCATTTGTTGGTTTCGATTTCCATACTCAGTAATAATTTGACCTTTTCTTCCCAATACATTAACTTTAATTAAGTTTTCATATTCCAGATCTGTATGTAAAATATCTGCAACTTGACCTCCTATGTCATTGACCTCCACTAAACAATAGGCATCATTGTACTTTTTACCAATTGATCGGACTATAGATGGTAGTACCAAAGGGGATGTTATGTTATTTCTATACTTGGCAACAATTTTATATGGAGTATGAGTGACATCCATTACGACTATTGCACTATAATCTTTTCCCTGACCACGGGAAGTATCTACCGTCATAAAATAGACATGATCTTTTTTAACATCCTCTTCGTCGTTTTCTTTTCTTACAGGTTCTTCATAAATCCAGAAACCATCTTTGTTTCTTATAATTGGTTGTTTCCAATACATAGAATTCAATTTAGCAGAAGATATTAGAGTATTACTAGAACCAATGAAATCACATTCAAACTCTTGTTGAAACTGCCTATCTGATGTATTTTGAATTGTTTTTAGTTTCCATGCTTCGTTTCTTAGTGGACCACCCGGATACTCTGGAACCTGACTCCAAGGTACTTCTATCGCTTTATATTCATTTTTATTATTAATAGCACCTTTCCAGAATTGATAAAACATATTCAATCCATTTGGTGTAGAAATAATAATAACTTGAGTTGTTTGACCAGAGGTTACTGTTGGGTATACGGAACTAAAAAATTCTTCTGATACATTTGTAGGAACGTGAGCAAACTCATCCAATACAAGAATATTATAAGAACCACCACGCACCGCACTTGAACTGGTTGCTGCTGCAATTATTCTTGAACCGTTTTCTAATTGAATAGAGTGTTTATTCCATTCTACTATTCCTTGTTGCAACCATAATGGCAAATATTCATATGCCATTTTAATTCTTGCTAAAACTTCTCTTGCAGCAGATTGTTTATTTGCAAGAATGGCTATATTCATATTTTGGTTGAATAATGCTTTTTGTAGTAAGTATCCAGGACCTACAGTTGTGGTTTTTCCTGACTGTCTTGGTAATTTACAAATGACATGTCTATTCGTCCATAAAGTATTAATTATATTTTCTTGATAATCGTATAAATCAAATGGAACGATACCTGAATCTAGTGACACTACTTTGATATAATTTCTAGCAAAATGTATAGGATCGCTGGCACATTTTAAATATTCCTCTACCTGTTCTTTGGTAAAATCTATTTTAACGCCAACTGGTTTTAAATTGCTGTTTCCTAAGTACCCTTTTTTATTATATTGAATCGGCATCGTCTTCACTTTCTACATCAATTACATTTTCATCTGATTTAAATTGACTTCTTGATTTATTTAACAAATTCTGTAGATCGGTAGTAGAACCGACATATATTGAATTGTTAGTTGTATTCTTAATAGAAACTTTATCTTTATCTGCCTCATTTGCTTTTGTGTGCAGATCTAGGAGATCCTTGTTCATCTCGCTGAGTGTTTTTAGAAGGGTCGCAGCGACCTCATACGCTCTCGGAGAGTCACCTGCGGTCGCAACCCGCATAATTCCATCTACTGCGTCCATACCCGTTCCTATCAATTCCTTGATACCATCTCGGGCGGAATCAAAATCTGTATTAAGTAATTGTTCTCTTCTTTCACGTTTCATTTGAGACAATTGTTTTCTATCAACTACGGCTTCTTTTGGTGAATCTGTAGGATCATATTTTATCTCAAGTGCTTTTGATATTTTTTCTTCAGACATAATTTAAACCTCATATTACAGAAGATCCATCCGTCATTGTGATACTTCCTGTTGCAGCATTTCCTGTCCATCCAAAATCTGTAATAAAATTCGAAGGACCAGCAGTAGAACCTAGTAAAGAATTAAAGAAATTGACTTCCGATGTTTCAATCGCAACTGGCGTTCTTTCTTTAATTTGTCCATATACATATGTTTTTGCTGTAAAATCAAATACAGATGTTATTAATCTTCGGGTAGCAAAATCACCTTCAAAGTCTTCATTTGTTGCTACAGAATTTAAAACAATAGGAACATCTACGATGCTCGACAAATTATTCATATTTAAACTTACTGTAAAATCTGGAGCAAAGTTTGGTAATATTTGTTCTACTATTTGAAGAGTATCTGTTACATTTCTTGTAAACAAATATAAATTAAAATTGATAATGTATGGAACTTCAGACCACATTGAATACTCAGTTCCATTAATTTCTTTTTTTATAAATTTTAATTTATTTACTTTTCGCGTTGGGTCATACAGATATGTTGTTATATCAAATCCCAATCTTGGGAGTGTTATCTGTACATGTTGATTATCTGTTAAAGCATTATCTTCTCTTAGTTTTCTTAAAAACTTCTCTTTAGGACCATAAGTTATAGGAACTCTAACTTTTTCTGTAACATTATTTGATTCGTCAAATTTAGAAAGATATATCTCGTTAAATAGCGAACCAAACGCTAAAACTAATTTTCGTATACTTTCATTATAATAACTTGAGTCTATTCCAAACATTAGTATTTACCTTCTGAGAATGGATCCTTATCCGTAAAATCAAATAGTGATCCACTTGTATTTTTGTATTGTAGTACATCATTATCTAGATTAGGTGATATAGTATTTTGTGGATCTTTCTGTACTATAATATTTGTTGCAGTAACACCAATTACAGAGAACTCTGCATTTGAATATGAGCCCTTAATAGATTGATTTCCTGTGAGGAATGTACCAGAAACATTTCCAAGATAAAGTATGTCGTAAGTGATACCATCTTGTTGTTCTATTAGAGTTGCAATTGCAGTTGCATTTGCAAGTGTCGATCCTGCACCACATATACCAGCAACTTGATATAATATTTCGCCTGCGGTATAGTAACCAACAACTGGATCGTTAGCAGTAACACCAATAAACATTTTAAGTGCATACTCTTTCTTATCACTTTCAATTATATCGATATCTGTAATTCCTGTATTAATTTCTTCATTACTATAAGTAAACATTTCGCAATCAAGAGTAAATGTAGTGAGTGCTCCAAATTGATAAAATGGATCTCTTTTATTTACTTGGTTAATTTCAAATAAAGAACCACTAAGTGGAAAATAAACTAAATCGCCTACTCTTGGAGAAACAATTTCTGAGTCTTTTGTTGTTACTTCTTGTTGAAATCTAGTTCGTGACAATATAAGAGTAACGCGATCTGTAATATTTATTCCAAATTTACTAATTATATCTGCTTGTCCATCAAACTGCATAACATTCTTTATATACATTTCGATTGTATATGCATCTGTAAATTTATTTTGTATATCTTCACCAAACAATTCATCAATGTTTACATAGTTTCTTGGTATGTAAATCATGTCTCTGCCCATAGCACGAATAGTTTCGATGGTTAAATCGTTTACTAATCGTTGCTCGGCAGTACTATCACGGAAAAAAGGATTGGTTGCCATTTAATTATCCTACCATAAAATCTACAGGTAATTCATATGCAGTTAGCATTTCTAATTCTATTGCTTGAAGTTCTACCTGTGCTTCTTGGTATATTGCTGCTCCCTTTAGGGTTATACCGCCAGGGAGCTGTACGCCGTCATACTTAGCCATGTTTGCTCCCCATTGTCTTTTTATGAGGGCTGTTAGGTACTTTTTGAGTAGACGGTCGTTATAAATTTCTGTATATTTTTCTGGATCTAGAAGAACAAACGCTTCCAAAACAATATGTTGTCCGACAACCATGTCTGCTTTTCTTCCAATAATATGAACTCGGTTAGTGACCTTGCTAAAGGTTATTGCTTTTTCTGGTTGGAAGAAATCCTGAATTAATTTGATATATCTTTTGGCAGTATCGTAAGAAGCAAGACCCATAGAAGGACTTCCACCCAATCCGCGATTGATACCAAAGTAATCTGTGAGTGCTAATTGATACCGAATATCAAACATATCGACAGAGGAGAACATACCAAATTGGAAGAGTTTAACAATACTTAATATATCATTACCAGTGGGGCCATCGCCACCGGGGCCATTTGTAGGGCCTAAAGTGGATGTATTGACATAACCATTATCGATATCTGTTTGGGTTAATTGATATTTAAAATATGCTCTTTCGACACCATCAAAGTGTCTTTCTGCAAAATATTGAAGAGCTTCGTCTAGACGA